TCACCTGAATGAGAAATTCATCCCGCCGCCAGCGAACATATTGTAAATGAACACGAGCGCGATCAGCCCCATTACAACGATGATCACGGTGCGCACAACAGGGGGCAACGGCAGCGCGGTCATGCCCCAGTACACCAAAGCGAAGGCCGCGACGATGATAAATAAAACGATGAGAGTATGCATAAGTCACCTATCCTGAAAGTAGCAACGCGCGAAGCGGCGCGTAACGCGTTTCGTTCAACTGTGCATCCGCGACCGTGCATTGTGCAGCGGCCTCAGTCCAATCGCCAGCGCCAATGGCGGCGAGCATTTTTGGATAATGCAAAAGCCCCAAAATCCCTTGATTTAAGGCAATATCGAGCAGCACAGACTGGCGCACCGCATCGATTGAATACCATGAGTACTGCTGCAGTGATTCGTCCAATTCCTGCACCTGCGCTGTCAGGAGCGCGCCTGCGGCATATTGACTAATTCCCGCGCTCACATTGAAGCCATAGCCGATTGTCGGATGCCCCGTCGTGTCGACGTAGAGGGTGCCCCGAAAACCCTCCTCGGTCTTCAGTCTCGCAGTGGCGATATCGACAGCACTCATCTAGTGCCCCAACGCCCTGAAAAAATACGGGCCCGCATTGTTGGCATTTAACGTAAATCCTGTGGTGCTGATCCCGGTCACGGAGAACGATGGATACACCCCAGCCCCAGCAATAGGGGTGATCAGCACCTGAAAACATGCCGTGGGAAACGTCGCTCCCGATACGCTGCTGAACGAATACGCGGTGCCTGAGACGCTTAAAGTCGCGGTGCCCCAAATTTCTTTGAGGCCGGAAGGGTTTACGACCCACCCGTTACTCGCGAGAGAGGAGGTGCCGGCAGAGAATGCCGTCGTCGCCAGCTGCGTCGTGCTCGTGCCAACCGCCGCAGTGGGCGCCGTAGGGGTGCCAGTGAGCGCAGGGGAGGCGAGCGGCGCATAGCCTTGCGCGAGAGTGAAATTCTCGGCATTCGTCTGCGCGTTGCTCGCCGCGCTCGTCGCAAAGGCCTCCGTGTTCGTTGTGACCACCGCGTCCGCTGCCGTCGCGAAGGCTTCGGCCGTCGACTGCGCGGTATTCGCTGCAGTTGTGGCAAACTGTGTCGCCAACAAATACTGAGCATCATCCGCGTATGCTGTCGTATTACCATCACTGTTGATCAGTGTGCGAGCCCCTTGCACCACCAACGAAGCACCGCCGCCGCTTACCCCGAAATTGATATTAAATGCACCCGTCGTGGTGTTGGATATCGTCCAGTTTCCGCCAACGCCAGGCGGGACGACATAAGTGAGGTTCGCGCCGAGCGTGCCGGTGAACTCGATGTTGCATGGGATGTATTGCGTCGGAACTAATGCGTAAGTGCCCGCACTAATCCCGGTTACATTTATCGTTGTCGTGCCACCGAATGCTGAATCTATCAACGTGAAATTAGCGTTGATCGGGGCCGCCCATGCGTTTGTATAAGAGCCTGATGCAGGCTCCTCTATGTTTTTGTTGGGTGAAAACGTACTCACGCTAGTCGCTCCTTATGTCACGCCAGGATGCAGGCTTTCCCCTACCCGCATTGCATGGTGACGACAGCGGGAAGGGGTGGTAGGGTGCTTCCACTGAGTGAGTTTTCGTGATCATATTCTTATACATACTGATGATCGGTTTCCTAGTCCTCGTGTACGGCACGTTGCTGTGGCTCATAATTGCTGGCGTAATAGGGTGGACATTCATATTGCTCGCCCAGCTATGTCTAGCGCCTTTTGGATGGTTGAATCGTCGACTTTTAGCAGCGGCGCGGTCGTATGGTCGGTGGCGCGCTTCGCATCCTTCCATCGCTTCATGAGGCGATTCACCAGAACTTCGTGATCAACTTTTCCACCGCTGGCTCGCGCAATATCTGCGCCTTCGTTTTTGGCATTGATTGTAGCAGGCACCGCTGGCGCTAAGACCTTGCGCGTTGCGTCCGTTGCGCCTTTCAATATTTTGCTGTTGTTCCATCCAGTTATGATTTTACCGGCGGTCTGATTCTCTAACAGTTTTCGCCCAACCCATGGAGCCGCGGCAACTCCCGCGCCTACTTTCAAGGCTTCTATGGGATCGCCATGCATAATTTCATCAGCGCCGCCAGCGAGTGCTCCCATGCCAGCCATACCAGCTAATCGACGTGCCGTACCGGAATTAGGGTTCACGGGCGCCAAAACATTTTTTCCGGCCTTTGCTAACTCCACCAGAGATTGATCTCCTTGGCCGTAAAGCGATTGATTTCTGTTCGCCTTTACGTTGATCTGGTTTAAAAGTTTTCCAGGACTAATATCGCCGGTCGACGGATCAACAGCCCCTTCAATTTGTTTCATAGTGCGGTATTGCTGGCGTGCAGTTGACAGTGCTTGCTGATCTTCGGGTGATGTGGAGCGCTGAAACGCATCATCTAGCGATTCTTGAATGTCACCGACCACTGGCGCGTATCTCGGATCTTTTGAGAGTGCACCTAGCTGTGAGCGAATTTTCTGATACACAGCGCCAGGAATAGAACCGTTATTTTCGGCAGCAGCCTGAACAATATTATTTAGGTGCGCTTTTACGGGTCCTAAGTCATTGGGTGACAATTGTCCGCTAGCGTCTTTTTCTATGCCAGCTAAGTCAGTCTCAAGTCCATCGTCGTACTTAATAGGATTTCGCGATGCCACGTCGTTCATTACGCCAGTGATTGCTGTCCTACCTGCTTGCAGCGTATCACTATCGGCAGATGTCACCGATGGATCGTTAATTCCCATCTTTTTAAGGACGGCACGATTGAAAACTTTTCCCTGCTCTTCTGGGAATACCGACTGCCCTATGATCGGGTTATCTGCGACGACATTTTTAATAGTCTGCGCTATACGGCTTCCTGTCTGTTGAGCAAGGTCCAGCGGGACGCCCGCTTGTTTCAATATGTCGACAGCGTGCTGTCCAGCAGTAGTTAAAGAATTTTTCAATGGTTGCGCGACAAATCCCAAAGCCTTCCCTGCCAATGAACCAGCGGCCCCGCCAGCCCCGCCTATCGCGGCATTCTCCGCGCGGCTCTCGCCGGTTGCGGTCGGTTGTGCGCCACTGAAAGCAGCACCACTCGCCGCATCTGCAAGGAATGGCATCGAAGCCAATTTGGCTGGCAACAATTCAGGGGTTGCTCCCATTTGTGCAACGCTACCTGCAATATCGCCAGCAGTCCCAGCGCCAGTTTTCATCAGTGGCTGATCGAGGTGTTTGGCCTCATCGGCGTCGTCCTGAATCTGCTTCATTTTCTCATCTGGAACGACCCCCATGGCGTGTCCCAATGAAGCGCCTAATTGATAGATACCGCGCCCGGTGTCAACGAATGATTTACCGACGCCAGATACGAATTTATCGCTGGTCGACATACCTTCTGTAGGATCGTAGGTAGTCTGATTGCCCGCAGCCGCTGGCTTCGGATCTAACGAATCATAAGGATTTGCAGCCGGTGGCGCTGCCGCGTCCGCAGTCCCGTCTTCGTATGGGTTCGTGTCAGGCATTACGGTAGATATCCATGTTTGGCTTTGAACTGCGATGCCGTTTCGGGATGCGCCTTCAGGTAATCAAGGTGCGACTGCGGGGTGTTGAGTTTCCCGGTGACATACGCCGCCCGCGGCATTTGGCTCTCAATGGCGCCAGGCACAGCGAACGGATCGGCGCCGTTGCGAATCGCTGCCACGCCGGTGTTCGCCGCTTTAAAATCATACTCATTCCCAACGCGGCCAAAGGCTGCCAAGTTTTTGATTACCTGCAACGGTTGATCTATGTTGGGATTTGCGCGCGACATCAGCAGTAGCATTTCTTGCTGTCTCAACTGCTGGTCAGCTCCGAGCAATTGCTTTGAGCCACCAACGCCCAGCTGTGCGAGATATTTATCGGCTTCCGCTTGATTCACGAGCCCATCTGGAGGTAGCCCGCTAAGGTATGTTTTGAGTCCCATTACCGCTTTATATGTAGATGAGCTTGGACCGAACTCGCGCGGACTTGCGTTCGCTAACGTTTTTTCCAGTTGAGAATAGACAGCCGTGTTTCTTGCGGCGGCCGCTGCCTGCTGCGACAAAGAACCCATCGTATCGTTTTGCACTTTCACATCAGACGTCGCGCGCTCATCTGCGCGAGCCTTTGTTGGCTGATCGACGACGGCTGGGAGCGGTGGCAATTTTGGAATCGCATTCAGATCAACGCCATTCAGCATCTGCGTCTGCGGACTGCTAGGGGTGGCTGGAGCATGCGCCACCGTCTTCGTTGGCGTCGATGTTGCGGGCGGCTTTACTGGCGGCGCTGCCTGTGGCGGAGTGGCTGCGCTCTGAGGGGCCGGAGTGCCAGTCTTATGCGCGGCATAGGCCGTGTCTGATGGGTATCCCAATGACTTGTATCGGAGTGTCGGGAGCCCAGCACCCGTCGTAACGGGTTCGTTTGCCTCAGCGACCGCTCTTTGCCAATTCTGCTGCGTCTGCTCAGCGGTCAGCGTTTGCGCTGTCGCCCCGATCGCGGGCTTCCCGGTGCGCGTGTCGCGGAACGAGCCTCCCTCGTCCTTATAATCAGAACCTGTCCAAGGATGAATCGCCGTGACCTTAGCCGTTGCATACTGCTTAGCAGCCTCATCCGCACTCGGCGGTATCTGGTTGCTCGCGGCATCGAATCCTAATGATTTCGATATCGCAGCTGCGGCCACTGGGTCTGATTTCGCGAGGGCCGCAAAATTACCGTCCTGAGCAGTAGCGACGCTGTATGCCTGATCGTGCTGCTGTATGGCATCCTGCTGCTGCCGCGCGACGCGCTGCTGATAATCAGTCATGACGCTTTGTGCAAGCCCAGGATTTTTCGTATACCCGCCTGCTACCTGTGCACTGTTATACCGAGATAATTCCGCTGGGGTCATGGTCGGGTTGTATTTCTTTGCGAAATACCCTGGCAGCGCGCTTGCATCGCTCGGCGGTGCGCCAGGTATCGTTGCTTGGGACCCCCCGCCAGACGGTGGCGTCATGGCCCCGCGCATTGCACCCACCTGCATCCGTGCCATTTGATTCTGCAACTGCGTGCGTTGTATATCCGCCTCCTGCTGTTGCGCCGGGAGCCACGACTGCGCGCCCGCACCGAGCCCTGCAGCCAACGCCACGCCTAAGTGCTTAGTAGGTGCCGTCCCCATGGCAGCGAGTCCCTGGAGGATCGGTACGACGTTCTCAGCGTGCTTCCACCAGTGATCCGTGGACGCGGGTGGCGAGTCGGGTGGCAAGCCGCCTTTCAATCCCGGCATGGGGGGTTCGGCGCCCGAGTCGACCTTGATTGGCTCAGGATTGACGCCGCCCGCATAGGTGACTGGATCTGGTCGTTGACCCTCAACGGTCAATTCCGGCATGTCTGAGTCGGACACATCGCCGCCATCGTCATAGCCGCGCCGTCGTCTCGCTAGGCCGCCACGTGAGAGCGCGGTGTTGCTGAACATGCTCCCCACTGTGGTCCCTAAGCTATTCGGATCGCCCATGCTAAGGGCGGTCTGCAGTCCCGTCGGCTGCTTCTTTAAGGGCCCAGCGGTCTGCAGTTTGGCGGTGTTCGGATCGTTCGGGATATCCATGGTGCCATCGGCGGATTGATACGGGGTACCCGCGCCATCGCCCTGGTAGGGCATACCCCCCGCGTCAAGCCCCGGACGCTTCATGCGGCCGCCTCGCTTGGCGGCAATGAGCGCCGCTGCACCCACATCTGCCGCCGCGTATTCGGCTGCCAGTGCCGCAGCAGTCTCAGCCCCGGCACCTACCGCCGCATCCGCCGCGACCGGCACAGCGGCCTCAGCAGCAGCCGGTGCGGCAGCTTCTGCAGCAGCAGGGGCAGCGGTTTCAGCCGCAGGCGCAGCAGCAGGCGCAAGTCCGCCGCTGTAGCCAGCCGACCCATCGAAGCCGCCAGAGGTCGCAGGATCACTCCAGGCGCCGGCAGGCGTAGGCGTGCTGGGTGTCGATGAGGGAGAACTGAATCTGTTGTACAGAGTACGGCCGTTATTAATTAATCCTAACGACTGATTCAAATTCGAAGCACCCGTAGGCACCGGAGTTGGAGAACCAGACGCGACCGCTAGTTGATGCGCAGCAGGCGCTTGATTCGGGATGTTGCGATTCTGGCGACTCTCCATCGGCGCATACATCTGTTGCTGCGCGGATAAATAATCGTATGGCATGCCGCCATCGGCGTACGCTTTGCGACGGATGGGAACAACACCGCCGCTATAAAAGTGTCCACGGTTCGCCGCTTTCTCAGTTGCCGCACCGTAGTCGACAATCTTGTAGCCGCCAGCGAGACCGACAGCCTCTGGATGTTTTTTCTCAACTTTCTGTGCAATCAATCCAATATGCGTGCGATCGTCGCCATGCATTTTGTACGAATAAATTTCTTGACCATCGAAAGTTTTGCCAATCTGTTTGATATCGTGTTTCAAACGAACGTCGGAGAAGAAGCCTCCGGGCTGGGACGTCGTAGTGGTAGATCCCGAGAGAGCCCCGGTCCCTTCGGCAATCGAGGCCAGCCAAGAATCCACTTGAAATGGATAACTCTGCTGTTGAAGAAATTGATTGTACTGCGCAGTATCTTGCGCCTGGGCCGTCTGCTGCTCTAATGTGCCCGCGCCAATCTGTGCCTGCGCGCCCTGTAGGCCAGCAGTCTGCGCACCAGCCCCTAGACCTGCGAGCGTAGTCGCAGTGTTGGCACCTTCGCCGTATGCTGTCTGACCAATGCCAGCGAGCTCCTGACCAGCGGATGCTAATGCGGCACGATTTGCTTGACCCGCTCCTAGGTTGACACCCTGTTGTTGTTGCGCGGCACCGAGTGCAGTGTTGAACGCGCCGCTCGCAATACCTGAATAAATATTCGCGTTTGCAAGATTCTGTTGCTGCTCTAAGTTCGCAGCAGCGAGGCCCGTGCGGTCTCCCCCGAATGCACCTGATTCTATCGCCGTGCCAAGTTGCCCCGCCTGCTGCTGTTGATTATTCTGATTGAGAAGTCCTGCAGTTGATCCGAGAACCGTATTCAGATACGGATTCATGAATTGATCAATCTGTTGTGATCCTATTTGTTGCGCGTTAACTGGTCCCGCACTCGCCGCTGCTAGTCCAGTGGCTGCATCGTTGATCGGTTGCGTATTCGCTTGCGTACTTTGAATATCGCCAGTGGCCGCGCCGAAATATGGTTGGGCTTCATTAGCCGCAGCATTCGTTCCAGCTACGCCAGCGGATTGTTGCTGATTTATCGGCGCGACGAACTCACCACCGTAAGTTTGAAAAGGCGTGTTGGCGGTCGTATCAGCTTTTTGATTAACGCTCTGGTAGGCCGCGAGTACACTGGCGGGCACCGTCAGATTTTGCGAACTTTGAGCGGTCTTGCCACCGATGACGCGCTTACTCCTCTATAAAACTAGCATGCTTGCGCATATTTTCTTTCGCTGTCAGCAACTGCAAATTCCATGGCACATTCAAACCACTCACCTTTTTCCCTTTTATAGGTACGATGTGATCCACGTGATATTCAACACCGGTCTGCATCGTCCTAGCGGCCGCAAGTTCGTAAAATTCTTCTATTTGCGCAAGGTGAAACCATGAAAGCCATTTTGGTGTTGCGTGCTTCCGCTTTTTTATTTTCGCTGCATCTGCCGCGTTAACTTTTGGCAAATTCTCTCTGCGGTAACGTTTCACACGTTCTCTCATTTCCGGGCCTCTAGTTTCGTACCGGTGTCGATCATATGCTTTACGGCATTCGAAACACATTGTGTTATGGCCATCCGCAGACGTTCTGTTTTTTGGAAAGCACTCAAGTGCCTTAGAAGTTTTGCACGCAGTACAAATTTTGGTCGTTCGTTGAGTAGCTTCTTCGCGTTTCTTGGCGTTGTGATCGGCTAGGATTTCGAGCCAACGGCCGCGCCGTTCTGGAGGAGACGTTCGCCATGTTTCTACAAGTTTTGCGCGGTGCTCTGGGGAATTTAAGCGCGCCGCGTTTTTGCCTCGCATCGAGTTCAAATAATTTTTAGATAATACGATTTTTCGCGCCATCACATTGGTTCCATGTGAGCTTTTCCGCATTCCGCACCGTACAAAAAAAACGCCCCTGTCGGTTCGCCAAATGTTCGGCGATAAAGAGCGGTCTTACCAGCTGCTCTTTTTGTCGTCATAATTCCAATAATCAGAGGCAAACCGAGACTATCGGCGCTTTTCTTAGTGAATTCAAGTAACTTACGAGCTCGACCCCCGCGCGCGGCGCGATGATCAGGATGGACCCACAAACATTTTTCTTCTAAGCACTGCCGATGGCTATAAAACATGGTGCCGATGCGCAGCAGGACAAATCCTTGGATATCGCCTCCAGGAGGTCCGATGACAGGAAACAGCCCGTGATCAAGCGCCAAGGCCGGCCATATTTCGCGCGCTAGTAATTCTGGACTGTAGTCTAAAAAGCCATTGTCCTCGCACGCCATGAACGCCAGCTTCATCACCTCATCCATATCATCGGTGGTGGCGAGTCGGATCTGCAGATTTTCGTCCATTAATCGGTCCTCGGGCCGGGGAGTTTCTTCAGCGTCTTGACCAATTCGGCCCTGGTGCGTTTCACGAATTCATCGAGCACTTTGTGCCCCGTGTCGAGATCACCGCCGCCGACGGCTCGCACATGATCGGGATGCACAACGTACTCGCCACCCGCTGCGACGATCGGGACGCCGGGATCATCAACGCTCCCACCTGTCGCCATTCCGTACGGTGTCGCGCCTTGGCCGTAAGGCGTCGCGCCGCTGCCGCCATAGGGATTGCCGCCGAAAACTCTGCGTGCGTGTTTGAAGCCGGCTATCGTATTTCCTTCGCCTGACGCACTCACGATATCGCTAGGAATTACGTAGCTGCCGGTCGGCACATGAATCGGCAGGTGATCGGTTCTGCCCGCGACGCTCGAATGAATCGGTCCGGTGTGCAAGCGCGGGCGTGGCACGTGCGGTTTTTTCGGCTTCAAATTAAACCCGCCGCCCTCGCGATGCTTGCGCGCGACATCCAACGCGATCGCGATCGCTTGCTTCTCCGGATGGTCGTGCTCGCGAAGTTCGCTGATGTTCGCGCCGACATTTTTCTTCCCTGGCAGTAGTGGCATTTAAGTCGCCTGTACCTGACTAACAAGTATTCCGCTCGCGAAAGTCATCGAGCCTTGCGCGGTGGTGAGCTTCGCGGTGGTGATGGTGCCGGTAAACCCTGTCAGCCACTTCGCTGCGGCTCCTACGCCGCCAGATACCAATGGCTGACCTGCGAGTCCTGCGCCCGTGCCGCTTGCGGTGAGATAGATTTCTCCGTGCTGCTGAAACTGAATGAGGATCGTGGAATTGCAGCGAATGCGCACATCGCCCGAGATGCTGTTGGCGAGTGTCATGATTAAATGCACATTCGCGCCTGAGCCAGGGGCGCTCCCTGCGCCCCCGATCACGAACGCATCTCCTGGGATGCCGCCAGCTGTGGCGTTCCCGCCGGCTAGGATTGCCTCCCCGCCGGTGCCATTTAAACTCGTTCCTCCCTGCCAGGTTGCCGTGCCCCCGGTGCCACCGAAGGAGCCACCGCCAATGCCGAGCAGATACCCGCCGTTTGCGGTCCCCGAGGCCTGGGTTTCGCCGGAGGTGAGAATTAAGTTGTTGCCGTTCGTTGTCGCATCGAAGGCCTGGTCTTGAATAATTGCCGCCGTTGCGGGCGCGCCCGAGGTGCCAGATCCTAACAGCAGCACGGGCCCGTTGGTGCCGGAAGGGTTTGGCACGGCGAGCCCGAAGCCAAATTGGCCGCTGGCGGCGAAGGTGCCGTCGGGACCGGCGTATTGAATCTCGCCATACTGGAAAGTCGGCTCATAGACTCCCGCCGGGGTGCCAGGTCCGCCGATCAACCAGTTATATGAGCTGCTCACGATTCTCAACTCCATGCCACAGTTAAGGTCATTCCCGAGCCGGGGACAACGAGGATCCCGGTATCGGTAGGCAGGTTGATAGAGGCGACTCCCACGAAATTCGGAATTACAAAGAGAGGCGCCGTCGTGATATTCAACTGCGACGCGTCATAAATCATACCCGGCGTGCTCCCGGCCACTATGATGCTCACCGAGGCCACGCGACCTGGCGTCGTTTTGATGACTGTCGGCACAGTGATCGCCTCTGTCGTCGAGATGCCGTTGACTTGCCGGTATGCGAGCGCAGCATTGTTGACGGCGACGACGAGATTTTGGATCGCCGTCAAGATATCCGAGAGCGAGGCGCCGGTGGCAGGCAGTTGGCTGGCGGGCGTGGACATCATATTTTCCCGTCGGGCGCATAGCGATATCGGATATTACCGATACGCCAAAATGATCCCAGATCACTTGAGGATACTTTCACTGAGATCAATCGCCCACGCAGCCGCGTGTAAAAATACTCCGTGGCTTGCGTCACGGAGTACGGGCCGAACTGCTGAGGAGTGTCGCCTGGATAGTCGACCACGAAAAATGTTATCGCGACCGTAGCGTTTTGCGATTGATTATATTTGCCCCACTTTAGGTCGGGCCAGATCCAGTCGATGAAAGTCTTCTGATCCCCTTCGGCAATCGCGTAATACCCGGTCTGAAAAAACGGCAGCATCGCAGTGCCCGCAGCGTCATTCGACACCTCGTGCTGGTAGAGCGATAAATCGCTTGGATTGGCACCGATGGGCGGACCTAAAATCGATTGATCGATCCACGCGGTACGCCCGAGCGATCCGTAATCCCAGAGATTCAAATACGTGTTGTACTTTACATATGAGTCGACTTCACCAGCACCCGAGAGAGAGGGGTAAAACCACTGGATCTCGCCAAAGAGCGAATTCACCGCGACGCGAATTTTCTGCAAGTTATTCTGATCGAGGTTTTGAAATACCACGTCCCACACCGTGCAGGGAAGCGCCCCAACGCCATTGCCTGAGAGCGTGTAGAACTGCTGCACGCCCATCCAATACACGATGCCGTTGACCGCCGCGGCCGCCTTGCGCGCGATCATGCCGCAACCGGTGCCAATTTCGTTGAATGAGTAGACGTACGGGGGACCGATGTACTGCATCGACCAGATGGCGACATCGGTCCAGATGAGTGCCTGTTGTGGCGCTTGGATGGCGCCCACAATCGTTGAGCCGCGCGGAATTCTGTAGGAGCCCGCTTGATTGGTGACTAGCGGTATCCACTGATTGTAGTTGCCGACATCGCACCAATTAATCAGCAGCGGGTCTTGAATTCCAGTCTGCGTCGAGCCCCACGCGATGATCTGCCGCTGCGGCATCGCGACGAATATCCCATCGTTGACAGGGGGCGCATTGGTGATAATCGTGGCCTTGGAGGATGTTTCATTATCCCACTGAAAGATCGGCTGAAACGGCGTCCCATTCGCAGGCGGTACTCGATCGGCGCACGCGATTAAGATGCCGCCCCAGTTGCTCAACGTCCAGTCGATCGCATCGATAGGCATGCCGGTCGAGGGCACTACGGGAGTCCCCGTGCCGTAGCCGCCCTGGCCGTAATACCCGGCGCCGTAGCCTGTGCCGCCGGGGAGGGCGCCCGTGCCGAAGCTGTAAATGAAACGTGCCAAGCCACCGTTTAAAGTCCCGACAGCGTTGGCGGTGGCAACGGAATTGGCGATGATGATGAAATTATTCGCGTCCACTAGCGACTGCACGATGTAATTGCCGTAGAACGTGATGCCGCCGACAACCGTTGGCACGATCACCGAGAACGTGTCACCGATGTGATAGGTGTACAGCGGCAGATTCACCGTGACGGTGAGCGAGGCTGCCGTCGTGGTAAAGGACGGCAGCACCGGTGCTGATGAATTTGATGTCGCGAGTAGATTGTTGCCGAGTAAATCACGCGCATACACGGTGTAGGAATTGGTCGATAGGAATCCATCAGGATCGCAGGCGTAGAGACCGTAGAGCACGACGCCGCCGATGGCGATCTGCGTCGTGATGTACACCGAGTTGTAATTCGTGATCCCCGTGATTGTCGTGTCCGTGATCTGGATCGATGCGCTGTTGATCGTCGAGGAGACCACGGGCGTAATATTGTCCGTAATCGAGGAGGGGGAGATATCCTCCAGCACGCCATTGGTGACTACCGCGAGTTGCGCAGAGCCGGTCGATAGATTGGTCTGCGTGCCGACCGCGAGATTTTTATTTAAACTTAAATCCGCCCACGCCCATAGCGCCCGAATGATGGCGATGAAGGGGAAGGTGAGATACAGACTCCAGCCGCCAATTTTCTGCACCAAACTGATGCCGTTCGGATCGTACATGTAGCGAATGAGATTCGACTGCTGAATGCCGGAGTTTTCATTCAGCGCGGGAGTCTCTTGCTGATTTACTCCGCCGACCAACTTAATTGCGGCGTGCGGCATCGGCTATCTCGTCGGCGTAGCTGATACTGGCGTCGAATATGAGGACCACGAAGATCCTTCTTGTTTCCGTCTATTTTCCTCTTGAATGGCTCCGATCCGAAGCGCTTGATACTGTTTTTCGTAAGTCATTGCCATTTGAGGGTCATCGCTAGTAGAACTGAATCCTCTCTGAAACGCACTGATATAAACCATGCTCGCCATCACGAGAAGATCCGGATAGTACGCGCTGATGTAGGTGTACGTGTTGTCTGCGGGGCCGGCCGTTGCGTACTTGTACAGCGATGGCATGCGGCAGGTGCCGCTCACTTTCAACGTGTAGGGATAATTCGGCGGGGGCCCCAGTAAAATATTGGTGAAGCTGTCGCCCGTGTCGCCGAAATTATCGCCATACATCGCATAGTAGGAGGGTGTTCCTGCGTTCGCAGCGCCTCGGTAGCAGTTTTGGATGAATTCTTTCGACACAGGGGTCAACGGAATGCCATTGATGACGATGCCATTGGCAAGCGTCACAATTTCGAGTGTCTGCACGGTCACGAAATCATCGACCGGCAATTGGAAGACGGCTTGGCCTGCGATCAAGGTGTAGTTGTTGGTCGATTGCGAGGCGAGCATGTCGAGGTCGCGTTGAATGCGAAGCTCGGCGTAGTTGAGCATAGAGGGCACTTGCAGCTGCGGAGGCGCATCGTTGAACGCCCACACGCCAAGATTTTCCGACGCCGTATAGACCGCCATGCCAGCGATGTACTGGATGTAGAGGTTATAGGAGAGCGGATTTGTGGCAGCCGTCATTTACCCTCCGCCCACCGCTGCCTGATACCAGACCTTGATCCCTTTAATGCCTGAGATAATGCCAGCGAAATTAGTTGTCGCATTGGGGAACAAGACATTAGCGCCGTAGGCTGCCGGCACCGCGCCTGCTGCGAGATCGAAGCCAAATTGCAGCGGATGTTGGCTATTCCAGATGAACGTCTGCACTTGGATGAGAATCCCATCGAAGAATTTATACGTGTAGCCGTTGCAGAAAATCAGTTGCCACAGATGATCGCCCGTGAAATCGCTCCCGTCGGTTTTACCGTGAATGAAGTTTTCGTAAAAATTTATCCAACCACTGTCTGACTTGATCATGACAACAGTTCCTGCATTGTTGCCCGTGTTCGCCTGCTGACACCCTTGGCTCACACTAATTTGCGGCTCCAATACATCGATCTCCGATGCGCTGCCGGTCTCCCCCGTTGAGTTGCCATCATCAGCCGAGTAACACCAGAAGGTTGCCCATGCCCCCCACGGCGTGTTGGCGGGGAGCGCGTTGACCTGCGCCAATGAATTGGCGTTCAGCGTGTTGGAGCTGCGCGAGCCACCATAGTTATCGACGTGACATTCCAAGGCAAAAAATGTTTGCGGATTCGTGATGTCGATTTGCAGCTGGCTCCAAATCTGCCCTGATGTGACGACCGGCAGAAACCAGATCAGTTCGCCAATCCCAAGCGCGCCAACGGTCCACTGTGTGTTGAAATTTACCGTCGTCCCGGAGGCGGTCGTTACCCGATAATCGTTGTTCCGCTCCAAGACGGTGTTGGACCCGGTATTGTAGTGCGCGAGCTGCATCCCATTGATGTTAGTGATGGCCGGAAGCGCCGTGACTGTAAAAAAAGTGTTCCCTGGCACATAAGCGGCGCTTAGCACCGCACTGACGATCGGCATGAAGTACGCCACGCCCGTGCTTACCGAGGTGGTTGGAGAGCCTCCGACGGACTGCAACGTGACCGAAGTATTCGCCACAAACGCGCTGATGATATAAGTGCCAGCTCGAGCGACGCATACCATCTGACCGACTTGCAGGCCTGTGGTATTTGCAAGTCCCAAATTCGCGATCGCGGTCGATGTGTTGTTTAAATTGACGGTGCCAGAGATTTGCGTCATCTGGCAATTCCAATCGCTGTTGGGGTTCAATGCGTTAAGTTGCAACCGATCCGTCAAAAACTGATGATTACTGGAATTGAAACTCTGATAGCGTTGGATCTCGCTATTGATGGTCGACATGCCCGTGAAATCTTCAAACGCATTGAAGTTCGCCGCGAGCTGCGTCTGATTGGTGATGGGAGTAATTCCAGAACCCGGTGCCACCCCGCTGCCAAATTGATAATTCGCGATCATCGGGGCATTCGCCACGGCCGCAGAGAATGTCGCCCTAATGGACAGCGATGTCTGACCCAACGATGTGTTGCCCGCAGGCCCAGCAGGGCCCGCAGGACCTGGGGGTCCTTGAGCGCCGGTTTCGACTAATGTCGCCACTTGCGTCAATGAAGCGCGCGCAGACGCCCCATTCTGCACCACTTCAATCTGTTCGGTACCGGTCAGCCCGATCACTGCTGGCAGCATCGGAATAGTCGTATTGCTCACGGGCCAGCCTCCAGTTCAATGAAGTCGGTGCCATCCTCCAGTAAGAACAGGTCCACACCGTTTTGCAGTTCCAGCAGATAACTCTGGACCGTAATCGACAGTGGTCCGCCGTTGATGAGCGGAATCTGCACGTAGTCGCACGGCAGGCCAACGAGCGCGGTGATGATAAGGCTGCCGGATTCTAGAAGCGAGCCGGTCGGGATCGCGCCGTAGGTCATATAGGTGAATGCCGTGGCTGAGAGGACCGTTACGCTGAAGAAACCGTTGGCATCGAGGTACGAAAGTCCCGCCGCCGCGATCTGCCCATTGGTGGCAAGCCCGTGCGGCGCCGAACAGGTCACCGTGACAATCGTCGTGCCGTTACCGACGACTGAGAGCAATTGCAGTTTCACGCCGAAGGCTTTCTGCAGCGCGCCGTTGTAGGGCATCACGGCGTTTTGAGTGAGGCCGATAGGCGCACCATATGGGTCCACGGTGCGATTTAAATTATTCGTCGTCGTGCGCAAGTTATTCGTCGGAATCTGAATGCCGGTCACCGGATCAATCAGAGGTGGTGCCGTGACGGCGAGGAAATTGGTTTCGTCTAGGCAGAACGGCTCGACGCTCGGATAGAACACTGGCACCGGATCAGCCGGTAGGCGGATCGCGCGAAGTTGCTCGGTCGGCACATCAAGACAACGTTTGCATACGAGAATGTAGGTATTCACCAGCGACGCACCGCGCCATTGAAATTGGAACTGTAGATCCACGCGATTGAATCTGCCACCGCATCGGTGACAAATCGCGTGCGCTTGCGGATTCCTACTTGAGGTTCTCGCGCGACCGGCTATTGATGCGTATGCCATGTGCGTTACCGGAAATATTGACCAATTTGCGGAGAAATGTATGTATTCGCAGTTTCTGTGTTTTGCGTGCTAGCAATCGACCACGCTTCATCCGCCAATGGCTTCAGAGTGATAGCACGATCAGGCGCCCACGATAACGCGAGGCGATACGCGAGTCCTAAAGCAAACGCATCCAGAAAGTAATAAGGAATTTCCACATTGGTGCCGTTTGAAAGAACGGAGTCTTGCGTCTGCCGTAGTCGGTAATAAGTCAGCGATGATTGAGTCCCGTCCGGCACTAACCACAATGTAATCGTCGGCGATAGCAATCTATCGAACCAGAACACAGTAACCGAACCTTGGCGTTGTTTGTTCGAGTAACTCGCGTATTCGGATCTGCTGATCGGCGTGATGATGCGATCAATCGCCGCGCCTCCACTGTTGATGGTGACGTACGCATCAAGGATTACGATGGTGTTCGACGGAACTTGATATGTTGCCGTTCCTTGAACCAAGTTGATTGAGAGACTATCGACCTGCCAAAGATTTACGCCCTGAGAACTCCAGCGACCCATCATCAAATTCGTCGCAATCCGTGCATCCTCAAAGTGCTGTTGGGTGAGTGCGGCGCGCCTGATTCCACACAGGCCGTAGGAATATAAAACGGTCTCACCCATGCTCGGCGCGAATTGATAACTGCCTGAAGTCTCAAGCACGCTCTGCATTTGTCCTGGGGTGACGCTCATGTGGATAACCTTCTACGCGTTTCTGAATACCAGGGCAATATTGGCCTGAGAGAGCGACGAACCGGTCTGGGCGATTGCGGATAGCGATGCGGCCGCTGGCATGCCGGTAGTGGCCGAGGCATACACGCCCATGCCTGCGAAGAGGTTAGAACTCGACGCTGTTTGTGAGCCGATTTCGGCATAATTTGCTGCCGTCTGGTTCTGATTTCCGCCCATCATGGAGAGCGTGAGACCGAAACTCGTGGTGCTTGCTCCGATGCTGCTCGTTGCGGTGATTAAATTGAAACCGACGATATATTCGCCCGCTTGCATGTTGAAATTCACAGGGACAGATATCGGACGCATGGCGGCCGCCGTAAACTCGGTATGTCCTGCAGTATTAGACGCATAGCTGTAGGTGGTCTGCGTCGATCCAGAAGATAGTGACGAGAGCGTTGAGACATTGCGCGTGTAAATCACGGCATACGCCGACATGGCGATCGCTGCGGTGTTGGTTGTCGCCGATGAACCCATCGCGGACCACGAGGCCAGCGCATCGATGCGTGTTCCCGTCGCAGGCGCATACACCGCAACATATTGAAAGGATGCCGATGCATTTCCAGGCGCTGAAATGGCCGTCAATTGACAATGCGGCCACACGACGCGCGTGCGGAAAGGTATTACCTCGCTCAATCCAGTGCTATTTAAGGTCGCAGCCCAGTTCCCAGTCGTTGAGCCGCTGGTAAAGCCGCTACCGGCTGCAAAATCCCCAATGCTGATAGTTGACCCGTTGGTGCTAAGGGAGATATGCCCGGTCGCCGACAGGCTTGAGGTCTGAGGGGCGGATAGCAAAATCGAGCCGTTGGTCCAACCGCCCGAGAGCGCGCCGCCAAGGCTATAGGAGAGCGACTGATCTGCGGCAGTGCTGGTGGAGGACTGTCCAATCGTATTATCAAGAAAATACAGTGCCTGTGTGGTCGGATAGCTCGCCGTTGCCGTCACGGTCGCCGCCGCAGCTGCCGCAGTGGACATGCCGAAACTCACATTATTGGAATTTGAGAATACAATCGTGCCGGTCGATTGTGAACTTGCGCCAGCGGATAGCTCCCATCCTCCGCCGCCTCCAGTCTGCGAGATGATAAAACTGCCAGCCGAGAGACCGACAGAGATATTCCCTTGGCCCACGATCGTCAGTGAGCGCGCATCGATGGTCGAGGAGGATGACTGCGCGGTGGTCTGCGATGAGGCATAGAGTCCCAGTGTCTGATTGGTCTGCGCGGCGGTCGTGACCGATACCACGATTGAAGAGCCGCCTGCGCTGGTTGAGAATCCCACAGATGCGTTGCCGTATCCTGCGAGCGTTAGCGAACGCGCATCGACCGTCATGCCAGAGGTGTTGCCAGCGGTGTTCGAAGTTGCTGCGAAGGAGAGCATCTGATTGCTCTGTACGGGAACGGTATAGGAGGCGGATATGCCATTGGCGCCGCTGGAGCCAAACGATATTCCGTTGGCGTTCTGGAATGTCACGGTCCCAGAGGTATACGTGGTATTGCTGACCTGAATACCGCTGATCCCCGTCTGCGCGGCCGCCGCGGCGCCAGAAATCACGATAGAGCCATTGGTGATACCGACCGAGATGTTTCCTGCGCCGGCGAATATCACCGAGCTCGCGTTGGTCGTTCCCGTCGATGATTGCGTGGTATTGGATGTCGCATAGAGCGTCATCTGCTGATTCGATTGCGCGGCGACGGAGGCCGTCAGTGAGCCCACACCAGCACCGGTGGAGAGTCCAAAACTGACCCCGTTGCTGTTCTGGAATGTCAGACCCGACAGGGCATTCGAGGTACCGCCGGTCGCAGATACATTCAGCGCATACGAGCCCCACACGCTGCCGCCCGTATTGCTGAAGGATACGTTGTTAGAGTTCGTGAACACCAGCGTCTGGAACGCCGATGAGCCGCCCTGCGCGCTGACGGCTTGATTCGATTGCGTGGCGGACACCACAATCGATGAGCCACCGGCGGATGTCGAGTATCCGACGCTTGCGATCCCGTAACCTGCGAGCGTGAGGCTTCGAGCATCCACGGACATGCCGGACGTATTGCCAGCAGTGTTGGACGTGGCTGCCCACGAGAGGGTCTGATTGGTCTGCGTGGGCACCGTGTACGAGGCGGAGACACCGTTCGCACCGCTGGAGCCGAATGAAATGCCGTTAGCATTTTGGAAGGTGACGGTGCCGCTGGTGTAAGTGGTGTTCGAAACTTGGATGCCTGAAATGCCGGTCTGCGCACCCCCCACTGCGGGGGCGCTTAAGGAAATGCCGCTGCTGTTGAGTGTCACCGAGATATTCACGGCGCCGGTCGATGTACCAGCCAGACCTGACCCGTTGAACGCGAGACCGACGCTATTGAGTGTGATGGACGCATTTCCGGTGATCGACGTGCCAGTCCCTGCAATGGCGCCGCTCGCTTGGGTCTGCACACTCTGCGTCGTCAGAAATGGCGGTACGCCAAGAGTTAATCCCGTGGTGTTATGCGTACCGGCGATGACCGATCCCGCGCTGGTGGTCGTCGCGAATCCAGTGCCAGCAAGATTCGCCGCATTGAGCGCGAGACCATTTGAATTTAAAGTGATCGATGCGTTGCCGGTAACGCTCGTTCCCGTGCCGGCGAACTGCGTGGAGTTGTACGAGGCGGTGATCGCTTGGCCCGCGCTTGAGCCGAAGGTGATGCCATTCGCGTTGCTGAAGGAGACTGCGCCCGACGTGTAGGTCGTATTCGATACGATGATGCTGCTGATACCGGTCTGCGCAACAGTCGCCGGAGCACTCAGCGAGATGCCGCTGCTATTGAGGGTGACGGAAATATTCACAGCCCCAGTCGAGGTTCCAGCGAGACCTGAGCCATTGAATGCAAGACCATTGGAGTTCAACGTGAGCGACGCGTTTCCGGTCACAGAAGTTGCCGTACCCGCGATGCCACCAGCAGGCTGCGTCTGCGTCGACTGCGCGAAGGATGCACTCGCCGTGACGACAGATGCCGCCATCCCGAAACTGACGTTATTGGAGTTCGACAGTGTGACGGTTCCGGAACTGACTGACTGTCCCGCAGCGGAGAGCGCGATGCCGCCACCCGCGCCACCGGCGCCCCCGCTGATTGTGATCGACTGGCCGACTTGAGAGAGAGTGATGTTCGGGCCACCCGCGAGAATCGCGGTGCCAGAGGAAATGAGGGCCGTGGTTCCAGAGGTGTTGCCGGTGATCGCAAGATCAATGCCGCCGTTAACTCCGGGTGCTCCCGGAGCTCCTGGCGCACCTGCTGCCCCAGGCGCTCCCTGGATGCCCTGCGGCCCAGGTGTGATGATCTCGACGGTGTTGGTATCGGTTTCCTCGACGACGATGGTTCCCGGAGTACCGGAGACGAAAACCTGTCCGCCCGGTGTGCTCATGGCGTCACGCCAGGAGATACGGTGACTGTCCCCTCCAAGAGTCGAGTCACGTTGCCGGAGGGGTCAGTGAGGATCAAATCATAGAATGCTTGCCACCACGTGAACCCCGCAGTAATGCTCGCAGGGATGGTGAGCGTTATCGTGCCTGCCACACCACCGAGAACAAGGTAAGGAGTCAGGTCGATGAGAATCGTCGGCGACAAGGGAAACTGGCGAATCTGAAGATTCGCGGTGTAACCTGTGAGATTCACCGGTAGCGGCGTTGCGCCTACTGCGGTCGGTGTCGGCGGGGGAGCCAACCAAGTAAAAACTTTCAGATACGTGGCGTACTGATTGATGCAGAATGGATAGACGCCGACGCAGCAGTTGGCCATTAGGGCGGCTTCTTCTTCTGAGACGTTATCGTCATCACCGTATCGGTACAGGCTTCTTTAAACCACTTCTGCGCAAAGCCTGATTTTTCGTCATGCCATCCCATTACCTCCGGATGCAAACCATATCCGCCCGCGAAACTGAAATCGCAGTTAAATCCCTTGGGATTGAATTCGATATCGATATGCGGCGCATTCGCGAGACGCCACTCACGCCACACGTAGTAGTAGGCGAATTCACTCAATGGGGGCCACTTATGAGTCGGGTCTCCGTACGCGCGCTGACTCGCCCAGTGCGGCGTGATGATTCTCATCGTGCCAGTCGGGATCAGCACCCGATATGCCTCGTTGAAAATATGCACGCGCTCCATGGCCTCGAAGTGCTCCAGCACGTGCGACATGTGAATCTCTGAGACTGTGTTCTCATCCCATGGCCATGGCTTGCGTAAGTCAGCGACGACGTCCAGTCCTTCGAATGGAATCTCATCGACCGACAAGAATCCATCCATGCGGGACTTACCGGCGCCGAGATTGAGTTTTAACAATGGTGCTGGTTCGACGTTCTTATCGAGTTCACGGGCTACGGCTTCGGACATCGAGGTCATAAATTCGCTCCTATTTTTCTACCAAACCATGTCGGGAATTCCAAAATCGCCACGCAAATCATAGTGGCCAACTTTCACTGAACAATCGATCGCGCATCGATAACCATTTTTGCGCGCGTCGGACCAGAAATACAAATCCTGGGTTGAGACACCATTTGTTTTCTGAGTCACAAACCATGGTTTGCGTAGCTTCGGATCGTTAAACATCGAGAGCCGAAACATCGTAAATCCTTGACCGGTGCCACAGCACTCGACCAATCCTCCATTTGGATCTGGTAATTGCGGGCGAAAATTTGGAGTAGCGTCTTTTGGATCACCCCAGATCTGAGCACACCCCCCAGGTCCTTTACAAAAATACAGTCCACCGATGGCGGCGAATTCTGGATGTTGCTCCATCTGTTCAACGAGGCGAAGAACGCCATCACTCGG